GAGAAGGTTCTGTTATTAAAGCTAAAGATGGTAAATGGATTCAAAAAGCAATTAAAAAACCAGGAGCACTTCGTGCTTCTTTAGGAGTAAAAAAAGGAAAAGATATACCTGCAAAAAAACTTAATACTGCCGCTAAAAAAAGTGGTAAACTAGGACAAAGAGCAAGATTAGCAAAAACGCTTAAAGGTTTTAAGTAATAAGTGCCATTTAGATCTAAAAAACAAAGAGCATATCTCTATGCTAATAAGCCAGAAATGGCGAAAAAATGGGCTTCAGAACACGGAAATAAGATTGTAAAAAAGGATTCAGGAGGGTATATAGAGGTTTACCCGAGAGGATTTAGTAGAATGCTTCCGAGTAAAAGACAGAAAACTAAAATATTTATATAAGGAGAAAGAATGTCTGAAGTTTTAAAAAAAAGAATACGTGACCACGAAGGGTTCGTTCCAAAGCCCTACCTTGACTCATTAGGTAAGGCTACGATAGGCTATGGCCATCTCATTACTGATGAAGATAATTTTGAATTAGATAAAGAATATTCTAAAGATGAATTATTAAAATTATTTGAAAAAGATTTTGAAAAAGCACAAATGGGTGCAGATCAATTAGTTGGTCACATCCAAGAATTACATATTGAAGCAAAAAATGTTATAACAGAAATGGTTTTCCAGCTTGGCACTATGGGGGTAAGAAAATTTAAAAATATGATTGCTGCCCTTGAAGCACGCGATTACCACAGGGCAAGCCTCGAGATGCTCGACTCACGTTGGCATGCGCAGACAACAAATCGTTGCGAAAGTTTGTCAAAAATCATGTCCCAATGCGCTTAGAGAATTTTTTTACATATTACAAAAAACAATTAATCTCTAGACAAGACCAGGTAAAAGAAGCTATATTACGAGGTGTAAAAGATTGGGAGGAATATAGGTATTTAACAGGTAAGTTAGATGCTTTAAAACAAGAAGTACAGGAACTCACGGACCTGCTAAAGAAAACGGAGCTAGAAGATGAATAAACCTAAACTAATTGTCCCAAAACACGTATGGGATACAAAAACCCCTGAAAAAGCAAAAAAAGAATTAGAAAAAGTACCACAACCTACTGGGTTTAGAATGGTATTATATCCTTTAAAACTAGAAAGTAAAACTTCAGGAGGATTACATCTTACTGATGACACAGTAGAACAATCTCAAATTGCTACAAATGTTTGTAAAGTTTTAAGAATGGGACCGAGTTGTTATAAAGATAAAGAAAGATTTCCCGATGGACCTTGGTGTAAAGAAGGTAATTGGGTTCTTATTACTAGATATGCAGGATCTCGTATTAAGATAGACGGAGGTGAACTTAGAATAGTTAACGATGACGAAATACTGGCTGTTATCGATGACCCAAGAGATATTTTGCCAGCAAACATTTTATAACATGGAGGCACCATGCCAGAAGGAATAACACCATCTTCAGAAAAACTTGTTCCTATAGATACGTCAGGGAACGCTGTTGATGTAACGTTAAAAGAAGATAAAAAAGATGACGTAGTAGCTACAACAAACGAAGAATCTCCGATTGTTGAAGTTAAAGAAGATAAACCTACTGAGGTTGTTGAAGATAAACCTGTTGAAGGTAAAGAAGAAGAATTAGAAGAATATAGTGCAGGTGTAAAAAAACGTATTGATAAACTTACACGTAAGATGCGTGAAGCTGAAAGACGTGAACAAGCTGCAGTTGAGTACGCAAAAAATGTAAATGAAAAATATAAAAACGCTGTAAACATAGGAACACAAAAAGATGATTACAGCATTAAACAAATTGAAGATAAATTAGTAACACAAGAAGCTTTTGCTAAAAGAGCAATGGAAGCTGCTATGCAAGCAGGTGATGTTAATAAACAAGTAGAAGCTCAACAAGAAATTGCTAGGTTAGCAATAGAAAAAGAACGTGTTTCGGTATCTAAACAAAAAAGAGAAAGACAAAAAAAACAATTAGAGGGCAAAGAGTTTCAAGGAGAACCTATGCCTGAGATACTCCAAAGTGGTGGTCAACCTACTTCTCCTGAAACGCAAACTCAAGTGGATCCTAAAGCACAAAATTGGGCTTCACAAAATTCTTGGTTTGGCAAAGATAAGGTAATGACTTATGCTGCAATGGGATTACATGAGGAATTAGTGGAAGAAGGATTTGACGCGACGACTGATGAGTATTATAGTGAAATTGACAAACGAATTAAAAACAGATTTCCTCAATCAGGAAGTCAGTCTAAGCCAACTCAAAGAGTTGCTTCGGCTGTCAGAACTTCGTCCACTGGACGCCGCACTGTGAGACTCACACCTTCACAAGTTGCTATCGCAAAAAAACTTGGTGTGCCCTTGGAAGAATACGCAAAACACGTGAAGGAGGCGTAAATGAATACTGAAAATAAAACAAAAGTTGAACAAATTAAAAAGACCTCACGCAAAGCTGAAACCCGTGAAAAGGTTGCTCGTAAAAGAGGATGGGTTCCTCCATCAAACTTAGAGGCACCAGAACCACCTGAAGGATTTCACCACAGATGGGTTCGAGCGGAATTTAGAGGCGAATCTGATGAAAAAAACATCATGGGCCGTCTTCGTTCTGGTTACGAATTTGTTATGTTAAGTGAGTATCCTGATCGATTAGACATACCGTCTATCGCTGAAGGTAAATATAAAGGTGTAATAGGAGTTGGTGGGTTATTATTAATGAGATGTCCGATCGAGGTAAAAGAAGATAGAGACGCTTACTTCAGGCGCTTAACCGATGATCAGATGGCTTCTGTTGATAATGATCTAATGAAAAACGAGCATCCAAGCATGCCAATCCATAAGGATAGGCAGAGCAGAGTAACTTTTGGTGGAAAAAAAGACTAATTCGTAGGATTTTTGACCTTCAAAACTATTAAAAGGATGACAATATGGCAAATATTGATAGCGCATTTGGTTTAATTCCAATTGCAAAAGTTGGTCAGAATCCAAATAATGGTGGTTTAACTCAATACACAATCGGTGATAATCAGACTACAGGTATCTTTACAGGGGACCCCGTTACTTACAAGAACGATGGAACTGTGGAAGTTGGTACTGCTAGTACTGCATTTTGTGGCGTGTTTAGAGGATGTTTTTATACTGATCCCTCTACAAGTAAACCAACATGGAGACCCTACTTTCCTGCTTCGACATCACCTGGTGATGCAGTAGCATTTGTAGTAGATGACCCACAACAATCATTTATAGCTCAACAAGACTCTGATTCAGTCAATCTTGTTGCAGCAAATTTAAACGAAAACTGTAATCTAGTTTTCGGAGCTGGTAACACCGTTACGGGTGTTTCTGGTGTTGAAATAGATTCAAGCAGCAAGAATACTACTGCTACTCATCAAGTGAGATTAATTAGTTTTTGGGATGTCCCAAGCAACGATGCTACTGCTAATAACAGTGTTTTCGTAGTTAAAATTAATAATCACCAACTTATGGGTGGTACTGGTACTCAAGGCGTATAGGAATAGGAGAATAGAAAATGGCAATTAATAGAGCCCAGCTCGCCAAAGAGCTAGAACCTGGCCTGAACGCACTGTTTGGACTAGAGTACAAAAGGTACGAAAACGAGTCTGCTGAAATTTTCAGTCAAGAATCTTCTGACAGAGCTTTTGAAGAAGAAGTAATGTTAGTAGGATTTGGTGAAGCAGCGGTAAAACCGGAAGGGTCTGCAGTATCATTTGATACTGCGAAAGAATCTTTCACTGCAAGATACGTTCACGATACAATCGCATTAGCGTTTGCGTTAACGGAAGAAGCAGTAGAGGATAACCTTTACGACACTTTATCTGCTCGTTACACTAAAGCTTTAGCTAGATCTATGGCTTACACTAAACAAGTAAGAGGAGCTAATGTATTAAACAATGCATTCTCAACTACTGGTGGAGATGGTGTTACATTAGCTAACACTGCTCACCCAACTACTTTTGGTGGAACATGGTCTAACAGAAGTGCTACTGATGCAGACATTAATGAAACCTCATTAGAACAAGCGATGATTGATATTGCTGGTTTTATCGACGAAAGAGGACTAAAAATTGCAATGAATGGAAGAAAATTAATTATTCCAGTAAACATTCAATTTGTAGCTGACAGAATTTTAAATTCTACTCTTAGAGTTGGTACTGCTGACAACGACATTAACGCACTCAGAAATATGGGCATGTTACCAGAAGGTTATGTAGTAAATCACTACTTAACTGATACTGATGCATGGTTTGTAAAAACTGACTGTCCTAATGGATTTAAACACTTCGTAAGAGCTGCCCTTGCTACAGGCATGGAAGGTGATTTCGACACAGGAAATATGAGATACAAAGCTAGAGAGAGATACAGCTTTGGTTACTCTGATCCTAGAGCTGTTTACGCATCTCAAGGTTCGTAAAAATTACTGGATCCTCCCAGATCGAAGAAGGCGCTTGTAAGAGCGCCTTTTTTGTTTTATAAATTCTTTTAATGTTAATGTTGGTAAATAGTCATAAGGACTGTTTACTGGTCATATTTTAAAAGGAGACTGACATGACAACACATTTTAATAATGGCGTTACTAACGTGATGAAAGACAAAAGCCCGTTAAAGAACGCAATGATGCCTGATCCATTTCCCGTTACTGGTACACAAAGTGCAGGATATGATTTTTTAGGCCAAACTTCGTATATGGATGATTTTTACTCATTCATTACAAGAACCAATACAAGTAACAATGGAAGAGGTTCACCAGGATGGTACGTAAGCCAAACTGCTAGTACTCAAACATGTGCACCAATAGCAGATGCTCATGGTGGATGGTTACAACTAGATGAAGTCAATGCTACTAATGATGCTTATAACCAAGTTAATAGTTTTACTGCTTATCAATTAAGCACAAAAATGAATTTTGGTTTTGAAGCAAGAGTAGCAGTTGAAGATATTTCAGCAACAGAAATGGTTATTGGATTAGTTGATACAGATACAACTTCTCAAGTAGTAAATATTACTGATGGGTTATATTTCTCTAACTTTGCTGATCCTACTTCTATTACAGCTGGAACAGGTTTATACCTTCACGCTGAAAAAAATGGAACGGTAACTTCAAGTGATGCATTAGTTGATCCTTATACTGGATCTACTTTTGTAATTGAAGATGGTGCTTTGCAAACAGCTAGTGCTACTCAATTAGCAACTCCAAGTAATTCATTTATTTGTGGATTTAATATTGTTCCTCAAGGATCAAATGGTAATGTTAATACTGCTGTAATTCAAGCATATTTAGGTCCTGTTGGAAAACAGCCTTTGCCTGTTGCATCAATTGCAACTACTAATTTGCCTGATGATTTGGCAATGGGAATTATTGCTGGAACTAAAAATAACGCAGCAACCGCATCTATTATGTGGGTTGATTATGTTAAAGTAATTAGTTCTAGAAGCTTTGGTAGTTCAACTACGAAGTAATAACAATTAACCGAGGTAGGGTGTAAAAGCCCTACCTTTTTATAGGAGATAAAAACATGAGTATTCAAGGACCGATAAGTTCGTTCTCTGTTACTGCCGCAGCTTCTAATCAAACTATATATTCTGGTCCTGCTAGAATTTTAGGTGTTTATTATATGAATGATGCTGCTACTGGAACTATTGTATTATATGATGATGCAACAGAAGTATTTAAAATACAAATACCAGATGGTGCTACAACAGAAAATGCAAATTATATTGAATTTCCAGGTGATGGAATTAGAGTTGATACAAGTTTAAAATATACATTTACCTTAGTTAAATACGGAACGATCCTTTATCAAAAGGGGTAGTTCTAATGAGACTACTATTTGTTGTATTAAGCTTTATTTTAGTATTTGGTGCAATAACCAGTGCTAAAGGGGCTGATAC